GGTGTAACCATGACAGGAGTCACTAACTTTACTGGTGAGAACGCTGCACTTGGAACCATATCAATTGGTCAAGATGTTGCACGAACATCAAATGTAACTTTCAATGATGTCTCTGCATCAAGTGCAATCCATGTTGGTGAAACATCATTCACTATATCTCAAAGAGCAGATGGAACTGCACAAGTTGATAAAGATTGGCATGTAAAAGGTGATATTTTTGCAGAGAACTATATAGTAAGTTCATCTGTTATGCACTATACTCAAAGTTTTGCAAATGGTGATAATGTTTTTGGTGATACTTTAACCGATAATCAAAGATTTACAGGTTCTGTGGATGTTACAGGTTCTCTCTTTGTAAATGGTGTTGAAGTATCTACAGGAGGAAGTGGAGATTTTACAAATGGAAGTGCTACAAAAATAAGTGGTTCATCAACTTCAACAGGTTCATTTAGTGTATTAGAACTTAACTCTAATGCCACAATAGATGGAGATGTCATTGCTACAAGTGGTTCATTTACAAATCTTGAAGTCAACCAATACATCAAACACAAAGGTGATACAAATACATTCATAAACTTTACTGATAATAGGATTAGAATGAATGCTGGTGGTATTAACTTTTTGAGTTTAGAAGATGATGGTAGTGCTCCTTATCCTTTCATAATTAATAATGGTGGTAATAGAATCAACTTTAGAGTTTTGGATAGAAATTCAGACAATCTTTTAAAAACTGATTCTGAAGCATTTAATGTAAATTTATATTACGCAGGTAGTGAAAGACTATCAACAAAAGCAGGTGGTGTTGATGTATTTGGTGATATAGAGGCCACTGGTAATGTCATAGCAAAAAATTATATTGTAAGTTCGTCTGTAACTCACATGACACAATCATTTAGTAGTGGTTCAACAATATTTGGTGACACTATAACAGATACTCATAAATTTACAGGTTCTTTGGATGTGAGTGGTTCATTAACTTTAAATGGTAGTGAAGTAGGAACAAGTGTGTCTACATTTGATACCTATATAAGAAAATCTTTTGTAAAGAAAGCAAACTCAATATCAAGTGATACTGCAAGTTTCTCAGCAGTTACCGCATCTGCTCCAAGTGGATTGACGGCAACATCAGAAAATGATTTTATATTCTTTATCAATGGACAATATATGGAACATGATGCACTATCAGTTTTTCAAAAAAATGGTAGTACATTTGAATTACATATCAATACATCTTCTATTGGTTATAGTTTAGAAAGTGATGATGAAATAATTGCCCAAGGTAAATTTAATTCATAAATCCCACCTTTCTTTTACCATTTTTTGATATTTATATGTATGAGAAAAAGACATTGGAAAAATAGAAAAAATAGACCATGTCCTGATTGTGGGAAGATGTTAACCTACACAAGAAAGGATTCATTTGATAGAGCAGTTGGTAATAATAGTGTTTGTAAATCGTGTGCTCAATCAGACAGAACATTAACTATTGATACTATTGAGAAGATGAAACAACCAAAATCTACCCAACATAAAAAGAAGATTTCAAAATCTATAACAAATTGGTGGGAAGAAAGAAAAGATGAGAGACAATGGCAAACATTAAATCCAAACAACTAAGTAGTTTATTAAATGTACCTACGGCAAGTTTTGATATAGTAAGTGGTTCTTTGGTACCAGATGCAGCCAATACTTATGATTTAGGTTCATCACAATTACCATGGAGAGAGTTATATATCTTATCAAGTTCAATAAACTTTAGTAATTCTAACAATCAATCAGTCGGTAAATTGGCAGTTGATACAGAAGGATTATCTTTAGAAGTTGGTTTACCAGACGATAGAGTTAAACAAAAAATTCAAGTTGATAGAAAGGGAATTAAAGTTGAGTCACCTGATGGTTCGTTAAGTGTTTATAGTGGTTCAACATTTTTTGGAGAACCATCATCATCCAATGATTTAATGGTATTAAAGAATTCAAGTGGTAAAACTATGTTTCAAGTAGACAATAGTGGAACCTTAGTATTAGGTACAAATTCACCACTACCAACAGCTCAAGAAGGAGCTATTGCATATAGTGGAAGTGATTTTTATCTTGGTTTTGCAACATAATGATATTTATATTTAACATAGAGTATATATACTCTAACAAGGAGAAATAAAATGGCAAGTTGGAAAAAAGTAATCGTAAGTGGGTCTTCTGCGGCACTCTCTTCTTTGACTTTAGACACTGCATTACCAGTAGCACAAGGTGGTATTGGTGCGTCAAGTTTGACGGATAAGGCAGTTCTAATCTCACAAGATAGTGGAACTGATGCAGTTGGTGCACTTGCCTTAACGACAAATGGAAGTATCATCGTTGGTGGTACTAATGGGCCGGCAGTTGAGGCAGCATCTGATGTTGCAGGAACTGGTCTTACTGCGACGACAGGAGATGGAACATTAGTTATCAATGTAGATGCAGCCCAAACACAAATTACAAGTGTTGGAACATTAGGAACAGGAGCTATATCAAGTGGCTTTGGTAATATTGATAATGGAACTTCAACACTTAACACAGGTAATGCAACCGTAAATACATTAATTAATGATTCTGCAGTCGCATCATCTCACATTACAGGTTCATTTACTGGTTCATTTATCGGTGATGGTAGTGGATTAACAGGAACAGGTTTAGATGTTGATGGTTTAAGTAACTATGGTGCTCAAACATTACATCAAACACAAGACCACTTCTTAGTTTCTGATAATGGAACAGAGAAGAAAATCACATTTAGTGATTTAGAAGATAGTATATTTGCAAACATAAGTGGTGACGCAACCGTAGCTGGTGGTGGTGCATTAACAATTGCAGCAGACTCAGTTGCTAATAGTATGTTAGAAAACATGACTCGTGGTACCGTAAAGGTTGGTGGTGGTTCAAATGCCCCAACTGATTTAGATGCAAAAACAGATGGACAAATTTTAATTGGTGATGGAACAGATATCAATTCAGTAGCAGTTAGTGGTGATATAACAATAGATAACGCAGGTGCTACAACAATCGGAGCTGACAAAGTTCATGGAACTATGTTAAATGATGATGTTGCTGATGATTCAACAATAGAAATATCAAGTAATAACCTTTCAGTATTGAAAGTTCCAAATGCAATTACGGTAGATAATACTACTATTAAATTGGATAGTGGAACTACATATGATGGTGGAGGAGCAAAAACAATTTCCGCAAAAGTCGCAGCTATTTCAGATGGTGGAAGTGCACTTGCAACCGCAGACCAAATCCATACATTCTATACTGCAGGTGGTAGTAATTTAGCAACTGCATTGAATACTGATTTAGGTGGTAACTTTACAATAGGTAATCAATCAAGTGATACTGCTACATTTAGTGGTGGTGTTATTGTTGATGGTGACTTAACTATTAAAGGTACACAAACTTCACAAAATGTAACAAACTTATTAGTTGAGGATAAATTCATCCTACTAAATAGTGGTTCTGCAAGTGGTGATGGTGGTATCGTAGTCCAGACTCATAGTGGATATAGTGGTAGTGCATTATTCTATGACGATAGTGCATCTCGTTGGGGATTAACAAAAGCTGATGATACTGCACAAAGTGCAACAAGTGCAACACCAAGACAATACATTGTTTCGGTAAGTGGTTCAACTGCAGCACCCGCACATGGAAGTAATCCACAAGATTTTGGTGGAGCAGCAGGTAACAGAATAGGTATGATGCATATAGAGACAGATACTGGAGATATCTATATTTGGTCATAAAAACAATAAAGGTTTATAATGGGAATAGTTAAAAATCAAAAGACGGGAGTAAAACAAGATACTCTCGTCTTTTCACAGAAAGAAATTGAATTTCTTTTATTCTTGATTCAAGAAGGAATGATACCTGGTAAGAGATTATCAGAGGCAGTCCAAGTAGTTGAAAAACTACAACGAGAGTATAGTAAAGTAATTAATCAATAACTTATTGGCCTTGGTGTGGCAATCAAGGAAGTGGGCCGAAAAGGTAACCAACCATAAGGAGATAAAATAGATGCCAAGTTGGAAAAAAGTAATCACGAGTGGTAGTAATGCCATACTCAATAATATTACCACATCTGGTAATATATCAAATGTATCAGGTGATTTTACACTTGATGTGGCGGGTGATATTATACTTGATGCCGATGGTACAGATATTATCCTTAAAGATGGTGGTACTGAATTTGGTAGTTTTAAAAGAGCATCTTCAGATTTTGTTATAAAGTCTGCAACAAACAACAAAGATTTATTATTCAAAGGACAAGACGGTGGTTCAACCATAACTGCATTACAATTAGATATGTCAGAAAGTGGTGATGCATATTTCAATAATGATATAAGTGGTTCAACAATTAGAGCGAGTGGAGATGTTATTGCATTTAATTCATCAGATGAAAGATATAAAGATAATATACAACCAATATCAGAACCATTATGGAAATTAAATCAAATAGGTGGTTATACATTTAATTGGAATGATAACCAAGATGTTTATGAAGGACATGATGTTGGAGTTATTGCACAAGAAGTTCACAAAGTTTTACCTGAAGTAGTAGGTGAAAAGAGTGATGGTTACTTAGGTGTTAAATATGAAAAGATTGTACCACTTTTAATAGAAAGTGTCAAAGAATTAACCAAAAAAACCAAAAAATTAGAACGAGAATTAAAAAAATTAAAGCGAAAATAACCATTTTGGGATTTCAAATTAATACTTATATATAAACTTAAAAGGAGTTATAAAGATGGCGAATGAAATTAAATTTACTGAAGAAGAATTAAAATCTTTGAGAGACTTAAGAGACAATTATGCTACTACTCAACTATCTTTAGGTCAGTTAGAAGTTCAAAGAATGTTGTTAGACCAACAATCAGAACAACTTGCAAACCAAAAGTTAGAGTTAGAAGCACAATATGTAGAAATTCAAAAAACAGAATCTTCCTTAGTAAATTCGTTAAATGAAAAATATGGGCCAGGTAACCTTGACCCAGAAACAGGTGTTTTTACACCAACCGAAAATAAATAAGATTACTTAATCGTAATCACAAGGGAGAAAACAAATGGCAGAAAGAATCGTTAGTCCTGGTGTATTTACACGAGAAAAAGATTTATCTTTCTTACCACAAGGGATTTCTGAAATAGGTGGAGCATTTATCGGGCCAACATCAAGAGGGCCTGCTTTTGTACCAACTACAATCAGTAATTTCCAAGAGTTTGAAGATATGTTTGGTGGACTAAACAAATCTTACTACACACCTTATGCAGTTAGAGAATATCTAAAATCTGCAGGTTCTGTTACTATTGTTCGTGTTCTTGGATTAGGTGGATATACAAATGACTATGTAGCATTGAACATTAGTGGTTCAGGCGGTAATAGTTCTGGTAGTGTTGAAACACACAATTATGTTGCAGCAGTATTGAAACCATCAAGAGGTGCATCAGACCCTGACTCATTTAGTTTAAGTGGGCCAGCTAGTGCATCATTAACAGGAAAATGGAACGACGCAACACTTACATTAAGAGGAACTGCAATCAATTTTAATTTTGATACAGGTTCAGCTCAGTATATTGATAAAGTGTTCAGTACAGACCCACAGAGTTCAGGAACTGCAGTCGCAAACAAAGTTTACTTATCAAGTAACTTTAAACATTTACAATCAAGTAATGGATTCGGAGCATCTACTACAATAGCAATTGCAAGTGGAAGTGATGACTTCACACATGATTATAAAGTTGCGACATCACCTTACATACAATCACAATTAATCAATGGTTCAAGAACAAACTTATTTAAAGTTAACACTCGTTCACATGGTTCAAATGTTAATCATCTTTACAAAATCGGTATATCCGATGTTAAAGAACCTGCAGATGTTGCAGGTAGTGACTATGGTTCATTTACCCTAAGTGTTCAAGTGAACAATCCAGGTGAAAGTGATGATGGAACAATCTTAGAAAGTTTCCAAAATCTAAATTTTGATGAGGATTCAGTCAACTACTTACCAAGAGCAATTGGTGATAGATATGTAACAATTGATACACAAGGTAAATTAACCTATAATGGTGATTATCCAAATAAATCAAAATACATATATGTTTCTGATTTCGGAAATCTTGAAGGTATTTCAAAAGGATTAGTTCCTATGGGATTTGGTAAATTAAGTGCACCAGTTCAGGCAGCAATCGCTACCGTAGCATCTGGTTCAACTTCAGTACCAAATGCACAATTCAAGACATATCAGTTAAATGATAGAGGTGAGTTCAATTCAAATGTGTATGTAGGGTTTGATTTCGCTAATGAAGATAGTAAACAATATCTTGCACCATTACCTGCTGCATCTGCAGTTGGTAATAATGTAACTTGGTCGTTAGAAGACTATTATGGTCATGTAGACGCATCAACATTAGGTGGTACTTATTCAGATGGTACTGAAAAAGTAACATTAGCATTGTCACACTACAAACAAAGAAAATTCGTCCTACCAGTTCAAGGTGGATTTGATGGATTCAATCCAGCAAAAGCCAAGAATGTAGGAAATGACATTTCATCAACAAACACACAAGGATTTGATTTAAGTACAGGAACCGCGAGTGGTTCAATTGCTTATAAGAGAGCATTAAATGCAATCTCAAATCCAGATGAGTTTGATATCAACATGATAGTGACACCTGGTGTTATTCATGAATATCATCCATCAATAACCAACAAAGCTATAGATGTTGCAGAAGCGAGAGCAGATGCATTCTATGTTATGGATGGTTCAAGATGGGGTCGTTCAGTAGATAACGCTATCCAAGATATTAAGGCATTAGATACTAATTATGCAGCAACTTATTATCCATGGGTCAAAATCCAAGATATCAACACTAACAAACCAACATGGGTTCCACCATCAGTTGTATTACCAGCGGTAATTGCAAATACTGATAGAGTTTCTCATGAATGGTTCGCACCTGCAGGTCTAAATCGTGGTGGTTTAGGTCAGTTTGGGGTATTAGAAGCAAAAACAAGATTGACTCATTCAGAGAGGGATGACCTTTATGAAAACAGAATCAATCCAATCGCTTCATTCCCTGCACAAGGTGTAGTTGTGTTTGGACAGAAAACACTTCAAGGAAAACCAAGTGCTCTTGACAGAATCAATGTAAGAAGACTATTAATTAGACTTCGTAAGTTCATTGCTTCTTCTTCAAGATACTTAGTCTTTGAACAGAACACTGCAACTACAAGAAATCGTTTCTTGGGTATTGTGAATCCGTTCTTAGAACAAGTTCAAGCAAATAGTGGTTTAACTGCATTTAGAGTAGTAATGGATGAATCAAACAACACACCAGATGTTGTTGATAGAAATCAGTTAGTAGGTCAGATATTTATCCAACCTACAAGAACTGCTGAGTTCATTGTACTTGACTTCGTAGTACAACCAACAGGAGCAACATTTCCTGAGTAAGTTTAACTTATAAAGTGACTTATAATAAAAAACCCCAGTCTTACGATTGGGGTTTTTTGTTTCTGTTAGGTTCTTACGATTACGATATTAACACCTAACTATTTACTGAATTAAAACATTTACATCACTTCCTTTCACTTTCTTTATTTATACAGGATCGCTTGGTTCTTAATATGATTTAAAAATTCAACATCTTGTCTATCTTTATAATGATAATATATGTCCATTTGATAATGGAACAAAAATAATCTCAATCTTTTGATTTGTTTTTCAAGAATGATTAGAAAAGGAACAATCCCTTTTCCAATCATATATTTTCCTAATATTCTTCTAATTATCATACTATAATATAACCATTTCTATCATTAGTGTCAAGCGTTTTTTAATAAATTCTTTGAATAATTTCTTCTACTTGTTCATCGGTAAAACCAACAACACTATAACAACCCAAGAAGTCATAAACCGTGAAGAACTCAGTATCATCTAATCTATCTTCATAACCTTGTTTATTACCACTTTCATTAAAAGCCAAAGTTTCTCTTTTATTTTCATAAAGATTAACTATAGCAGTTTCTTGTTGTTGAGTAAACATCTCAATGTTTTCTTCTATTTGTTCCTTAGTGAAACCTTCAGTAAAATTTGGTATTGTTAAATTTTCAATCATAATCATATTCCTTTCATTTCTATCTTTAATCACATAATAATATACCAATAATACACACCAATGTCAAGCTTTTTTCTTAAAAAACTTCAAAAAAACTTCTAAGATTATAATATTATAGTAATACACTTTTTTCACTTTCTTTATATTTATTAATGTAATAAGTAAAACTGGCCTAATAGGAGAAAGAAAATGGCAGAACTAATTGACCCAAATGAAATTTTTTATACCCCGTTTGAACCTAAAACAAAAAATAGGTTCATCATGTATATTGATGGAATACCAGCATATCTTGTAAAGACAGCTAATAGACCAACAATAACTTTTGAAGAAATCGTATTAGAACATATCAATGTTAAAAGATATGTAAAAGGTAAAGGTGCATGGGAGACTTTAGAAATAACTCTCTATGACCCAATCGTTCCAAGTGGTGCACAAGCAGTAATGGAATGGGTAAGACTACATCATGAATCAGTAACAGGTCGTGATGGATATTCTGATTTCTACAAAAAAGATATTACCTTTAATCTATTGGGGCCAGTAGGTGACAAAGTTGAAGAGTGGACATTGAAAGGTGCAATGATTCAATCTGCAAACTTTAATGATTTAGATTTCGCAAATGGAACAGATGTTGCAGATATCAGTCTTACATTAAGATACGATTACGCAATATTACAATTCTAATAACAAACGGAGACATATGAAAATGTGGGAAATATTCAAGGATGACAATGATTATAACGAGAAATCAATAATTGGTTTCGGTGCGTTTACAATAATGGTTATTTTCGCAGGTGCAGATGTTATTACTGGTATCATGGGTAAAGATTTAGTTATCAATGATGTAGTATACAATTCATTCCTATTCACTACTTTAGGTAGTTTTGGAATCGCAGGTGCAGAAAAAGTTCTTGGAAATAAAAAATAATTAAGATTTTTTAAAATTCAAAAATAGTTATAAATATATGGTTTTAAATTCAATTCTTAATCAAGGAGATTAATAACATGGCAGAAAATCAGTACGCATTTCCTACTGAAGT